CTGTAGTGTCTGTGCAGGTTAAGATGTTAGAGATGTTTCTGAGTTATTTAGGACATCGTCATGGGTCCGCAGAGGAATGTCCTAAATGCCAGAATCAGATGTGGCAGATGAGTTCTGGTAATAAAGACTTGAATGTTAATCTTCAACAAGGTTTGTCTGTTAGCGAAAGAATCGAAAAGTACATGCTTGCTTCCACTTACACATATGCATTATTTAATGATAGGGAAGAGTTGGACAAGTTTAAGTTCACTAAAGATCCAATTTCTATGGGAGTTGGAACAGGCATGTTTGTTAAGCACCGTGTATTCGTCACGTCGAAGCACGCTGTTAAAGCAGGTCAATACATACATCTATTTCCCAAAGGCAATTCAAATCATCGTGTGTGTCATGACATACAATTGACTGAATCTATGTTACATTTTGTCGGTCACTCTGATTGTGTGTTTATTTATTTACCCGGTTCTGCCGGTGTATCCAATTTCTACGATCTGATTGACAAATTACCGTCCGATGCACCTCCTACTAATTTTTGGTGTCATGCCACTAATCATGTCAGTGACGTTGGAAAATTGTTGGAAGTTTCTTTGGTTAAGTTACCTCCACAATTTGTTGGGTCTGGAATTTCATATTTCCATTCGGCAAGGATGGGAGTCGCTGGCGATAGCGGCAGTCCTCTTTTGGTGAAATCTCCCACAGGCTATGAGTTATACGTTCACAAAGGATTAGTCGGAACTAGTTGCATTGCAAACTTAGTGAGCCGTAAATCTTTTGATGATGCAATTCTCAAATTTAGTCAACAATATTATTGCACAGATACCGCATTGGGTGATTATATAGGAAAGAAGTTGCAACGTGTAGGTAAGTTGACTGTTCCTAAGGAGAACAACGACTTCAACAACTTCACTCTTAAAGGGGAAGTGCTTGCCTCTTTCGCACAACCCCCTTCAACTGGTAAGTCGGTGCCGGTTGTACATGAAACAGTCCTCAAACATTCTCTGATGCCTCATTTACATGGAGTCGAGTATGGATCACCAAGTGACAAATCTTTTGACGTAGGTGGTTATAATCGAAACTGTTACTCCAATAGGCTCGATAAAGTTAGCGATGTCGATGTTGCAATTGATAGTTATTTGTTAGATAGCGCGCACCACCAATTTGAGGATTTCATTAAGAAGCAAAACTTACCGCCCATGGACTTGTCACCCTTGACCGATCTTGAAGTGGTTAATGGAGTTCAGGGTTTGATCAACGGTATTCCACTCAAAACCTCGTCTGGTCCAGGTTGGGGTGGTGCTAAATCTTATCACATGGAAGAGTTTTTCACTCATTCTAATGGTCATGTGGACTATACATTCGGCCCAGAACTTAAGAAGGAGTTCGATGAATCGGATGCTGAGTTGCGTGCAGGCAAATTTGACATTTATTTGTTCAAAATGTGCACTAAGATGGACGAAGCAAAGAGCATGGAAAAAGTACGTAAAGGAGATTCGCGCGTTGTTTTTTGTTCAGAACTCGTTTACACGTGTTTATCGCGAAAGTACATCGCACCGATTCTAGCCTTCATACATTGCTATCCTAAGGTATTTGGGTGTGCAGTTGGATTGAATGCAGCTAGTAAGGATTGGGAAATACTTCGTGACCATTTGACTTCGGACGGTCAAAAGGACATTTCATGTGAGGATTTCCGAGCTTTCGATGTTAAAATTGTTCCTGGCATAATGGAGAGAGTTCACGCACTTTTCATATTTGTGGCTGCATTTTATTTGAACTATTCTCAAACTGATTTGATTGCACTTAAGGGTTTGTTGACTGCGGCTGGTCAACCCGTTTTGATGATGCGTTCCACAGTGATGATGTTTACTAGTTCAGAGTTTAGTGGGAATGTCTTCACAGCAGAGGGCAATAGTTTGATTAATAATATTT